GGAATCTTGAGTCGCTCACGGAGGTTATCGGCAAAGTATCCGATAGTCCTCTTAGGCGGCTCGCCGCAATCAGCGACAAAGAGGGTAAGTCGCGGGTCGTAGCCCTTATGGACTACTGATCCCAGGCCGCTCTGCGACCTGTTCACGACTTCCTCTTTGGGCTGCTGCGGTCGATCCCTCAGGATGTGACCTTCAACCAGGGGGCCTTTAAGGACCGAGTGGATGGTTGGGAGAAAGGGGAGTGGTATTCTGTCGACCTTTCGAAGGCGACAGACCGCTTCCCGATCTCCCTCATCTGCTTTGTCCTTGAAGGCCGCTTTTCCCAAGAGTGAGTCAGCGCCTGGAAGACTATCATGGTTGGTCTGCCATTCGAGTCCGACAAAGGACCGGTGACTTACCAATGTGGTAATCCAATGGGCGCTTACTCCTCGTGAGGTTCGTTCGCTCTGGCTCACCACTTTGTGGTTTACCTAGCTTGCGAATTCACCGGCCGGAAGTGGGAGAAATCCCACTATGTTCTCCTTGGGGATGATATCCTCATTGGAGACCCGGTCGTCGGGAAGGCCTACCGAGAGCTGATTACGCTCCTCGGTGTTGAGGTGTCGCCAACAAAGACCTACTGCTCTTCGGAGCTAGCGGAATTTGCTAAGCGGCTTCTCCTCCGGGGAGAGGAGGTAACCCCCTTCCCTCTCTCCTCTATTGTGAATGTCTATGACAGTCCTGGACTTGTCGTAGCTTCCCTAGAGGGGGCGGAGAGGAAAGGTTACGTGCCAGTCTCGGGTGTACCTGGGGCAGTAGGGACCCTTGCTGCTTATGCTCGAGGAGTCCGTGGTAAGTCCCGTGAGGGACTTATCCGTCGGAAAACCGAAGCTGCAGCGAGGTGCCAGTGGGCGACCCAGCTCTTCCAAGGGCGGATGGGGGCCCAGCTTTTTGTCCACCTCTGTGGGCAATCTGTTGGCGCTCATCCTCAACCCCTGGAAGATAGTCTGTCAGAGGAGGTTGCCAACCTCCTTGTGACGACGACGCTGGGCCACATGCTGGCATCGTCCCTTCTCCACGGAGATTCCAAATGGGGCCACCTAGTGTGGTCCCAGAGGATCCGCGGAGGTACTGCCCTCACCGGGGGCGTAGCGAGCCTCCTCTGGTCCCTCCCCCACCATGCGGT